GTATAAGTCAAACAGAATATCATTCCCCCACGGTGCGTGGATAAATAAGACCGAGCCGTGTTGTATTTTCCAGAAAGGTGAGCCACGGATTACAAAGCAAGAGTATATGGATGACTGTTTTGTATATACACACGACAAAGAAAGCCACGAAGATAGCAATGTAGGACATCCAACACCAAAACCAGTAAAGATGGTTATGAGCAACATAAAAGCATGTGCAAAGAAAGATGACACTATCCTCGACCTTTTCCTCGGCTCTGGCTCTACCCTCATAGCAGCAGAGAAGACAGGACGTATCTGTTACGGTATGGAACTCGATCCGAAATACGTTGACGTGATCGTGCAGCGGTATGTAGATTACACGGATAATGCTACAATAAAGAAGAATGGCGAAGAAATAACATGGGAAGGCCAAAAAAAGTCGTAAATAAAGGCGGTAGACCGACGAAAATGACTTCTGAGGTCGTCGTGAAACTGGAACATGCTTTTGCCATTGACGCAACAGTGACGGAGGCGTGTAGTTATGCGGATATTTCATGTGATGCATTTTATGCGTGGCTCAAAAAAAACCCTGAGTTTCGCGACAGAATGGAGCAGTTGCGCGACCGGCCGATACTTGCAGCACGTCAAACGATCGTAAAAGCGGCGGGGTCAACACCACAATATGCGCTCGAATATTTGAAGCGAAAGCGGCGCAAGGAGTTTGGAGATTCGCACGATGTTACTAGCGGGGGGAAGCCGATCAATATATCTTTCGACGATGCTTTTGCACCCGAAACAGAAGGAGATAGCGAGAAGTAACGCAAGGTTTAAGGTTATCAGGGCGGGTCGTCGCGGCGGTAAGACCAAACTTGAAACCGAGACTATGGCGTATAAGGGCGTAAGCGGTAAAGATCGCAACGTCTTTTATATTGCACCGACTCAAAAACAGGCGCGGTCTATTATATGGGAATCACTGAAGGGACGTATTGGAGAGTTTGCGAAGGTGCATGAGTCTCGACTTGAAATGATCGTACCAACACAGGATGGTGGCAAGTCGCACATCTTTGTTGCCGGATGGGAGAACCGGGAGAACTTTCGCGGGCAACCCGCGCATCACATCACGTTTGATGAGACGGATACCATGCGCGACTTCTTTATCGGGTGGCAGGAGATATTCCGTCCCGCACTGATCGACACGGGCGGGACCGCTGACTTCATTGGTACGCCTAAAAAAGAAAATCCGAACCTGCGCAGATTAGAGAAGCAAGCCGAGACTGATAGTGAGTGGGCGGCATTTCATTTTACGTCGTGGGATAACCCACACCTCCCCCGGCACGAACTGGAAAAGGCTCGCGAGGAAATGGATGCGGAAACGTACCAGCAGGAGATCATGGCTGAGTATGTGGAGAATGCTGGCGCGCTGTTTCGGTACACATCACTTGTGGACATGTTCACCAATACGATTGATAAGTCTGACGCTCGGTACTTGACGATTGATGTTGCTGACGATGGAACCGACTCGACAGTGTTTACCTATTGGGAGGGGTTGGAATTCTATCGCATCGAGCAATACCAGCACATGAATACGGAGGCGATCATTGCCAAGGTGCGGGAGATTGCGGCGGCAGAACGCATCCCCTATTCGAATATCATTGTGGATACCATTGGTGTCGGTGCGGCAATCGGTTCATCGTCATTACTCAACGGCATTATCCCGTTTAAGTCCTCCCATCAACCGATACGAACCGACGTGGACCCGGTGCGCTTGCCGAATGTGCATTATACAAACAATGCACCCCTCACGAGCGAATATAAAAACCTCCGCAGTCAATGTGTGTTCACGCTCGCGCAGTTAGTTAACAATCACGAAATCGCCGGGCGGATCGGCGACGTGCGCGTTAAAGAGCAGATTATTGAGGAGCTAGCGTCATACCAAGATGCATCAAAGGGGGACGGCAAGCGGTTTGCGACCCCCAAAGAAGACGTGAAGGCATTTATCGGGCGATCCCCGGACAAGTCGGACACATTATTGATGCGCATGTACTTTGTTATTCGTGACCGTATGCTGCCGGAGCAATCGGAGGACGCGGCGCGAGTGATCGAGCAGATACAATCTCAATTCAAACGCACAGCAAATAATCAATCACAAAACAGCTCACGATGAATACAATCACAATGCCAGTGGTGGAGGATTTCCCACCGAACTATAATGAAATAAAGTCAGTTCTCGGTGAGCATCCAGAGGTGAAACCGATCTTTGCGTATGGTGATACGATTTACAATCCACATGCTCGTGAGTTACGATTAGACGATGAGGTGCATGAGAAGGTTCATTGCCAGCGGCAGGGGGCCAATCCAGACCTCTGGTGGACGCAGTATCTTTACGATCCAAAGTTCCGACTCGACGAGGAGGTTGCCGCGTACGGAAGTCAGTGTGCATTCGTAAAAAAGAAAGTGCCACGAAAAGTGTATGAGTACTTTTTAGATCAAGTCGCAAGTGCACTATCGGCGGAAACATATGGCGGGATTATTAGCTTTGCAGAGGCGCGTTCAAAAATTCGCAACTTTGCAAAATCAGTTGTATAATATTTTCAACATATGGAAACAAAGATAGAATCAGTGGCGGCATTAGTCGAGAGGATGGAGAGCGACTTCACGGATGGCACGACGCGCATATCAAAGCATGTCAGTCATTCAATGAAGGATACGCTCGACACGATCGATGCATACTTAAACTCAACACATATATCAGGGAAGTTTGACGCGCTTGGTAGAGAGAAGCCGTTTTTTAATATTGTCGTTGCTGCGGTAAATATTTGGTATCGGGCGACAGATATTGATCGGCGACACGTTCGACTTCGTGCGACAAATTCGGATAACTGGATCAACTCATTTTTATTCAATGTACAGCTGCAGAAGTGGATGCGAGAAGCAGGGTATGGGAGATTCTTGAACGAGTGGGGATATCTCTTGGCACGGTCCGGGTCAGATGTTGTCAAATTCGTTCGTAATAAAGACGGGTTGTTTATAGAGGCACTCCCGTGGAATCGTGATATCGTTGATTCAGTGAATTTCGATGCGGTTCCGGTCATTGAGTTAATTGAGCTGTCTGAGGCACAGTTGCGACGCCGAGTAGATACGCATGGGTATAATAAAGAGCAAGTTGAGGCGTTGATCACAGCAGCGGCGTCACGCGAATTGCCCGATGGTCAAGACAAAGATAATAAAGATGGATTCTATAAGCTCTACGAGGTGCATGGCGAATTGCCGCTCGCACTCGTGACGGATAAGCCGGAGGATGTGGAGTATGTGCAGCAAATGCATGTCGTGTCCTTGGTTGGATCACAGGATGATAAGGGCGAGACTGAGTATGAGAGTTTTACTTTAGTGCGCGGTCGTGAGGAGAGGCATCCGTACATGATCACACACTTGATCGAGGAACAGGATCGCACGCTTTCACGCGGCGCGGTTGAGAATCTGTTTGAGGCTCAGTGGATGGTGAATCACACCATGAAGAACATGAAGGACCAGCTTGATTTTGCATCACGCATGGTGATGCAGACAGCAGACGAGAATTATGTCGGTGTGAATGTTCTCTCGAATATTGAGACGGGCGATATCTTGAAGCATGCGCCGAACGCGCCACTAACTCAACTGAACAACACAAGTCACGATACGGCGAGCTTGCAGAATTACGCGGTACAGTGGAAGCAGCTTGGTAATGAGATCAATGGCATCTCAGACGCGATGCTCGGAGCGCAGCCGAAATCAGGAACGGCGTGGAGGCAGACCGAGGCGATGCTCACTGAGTCGCACTCGCTATTCGAGCTGATGACGGAGAATAAGGGTCATTATATCGAGAAGATGATGCGCGAGTGGATTATTCCTTATATCAAGGAGACGCTGCTTGATAACCCGGACGAGATCGCCGCAACACTTGAAGCGCATGACATCGAACGGATCGACGCACTCTATCTCAAGAATAAGGCAATCAAGAAGACGAACAGTAAAATGTTCGATCAACTATTTGCCGCAGCGCTCGGTACCGGGCCACTGCCTACACAAGAAGACCAGCAGGGCATGATTGAACAAGAACAGCAACAGATGCAGCAAGAATTGCAGCCATTGGCCAATGAGCGGTTCTTCCGCCCGGATGAGTTGGGTGTAAAGACGTGGCGTGAGCAGTTTGAGAATGTGGAAGACGACTTGGAGGTTGATGTGACCGGCGAGCAGCGCAATGTGCAGCAGATGTTGACCACACTAGACACGACACTTAAGACGATACTGAACCCGGGCTTTGAGCAGAATAAGCGAGCACAAGCCACAGTTGGCCGAATACTGGAATTGACGGGCGCGATGTCGCCGATTGAATATGCTTCCATACCTTCATCTCAATTGAGCGGCGGGTCGAGCGTTCCTGAGTTTGGAGGCAAGGAAAAAATTGAAAGCCAACGTAACATAAAACAATCATAATGGAAGACGGGAAAAGACCGATTGCAGAGGACAAGGACCTTGCAACGATCAAAAAGCACTTCGCGGGTAACGAGCACCTTCTCAAGATCATGCGTGATACGATGCTCGGCTTTGCGG